GCAGACTTCTCTGAAGACCTTGACGCACTGGTCGAGTCTGAGGCAACACTCAGTGATGAGTTCCGTGCCAAGACTGCTGTAATCTTTGAATCAGCATTGAAAACTAAGCTTGCCGAAGAGGTTGAGCGAATTGAATCTGCATACGAAGAGAAACTTGAAGCTGAGTTAGTTGAGCAGCGAGAAGAGTTTGTTGAGAAAGTAGATTCCTACCTGAACTACGTTGTTGAGCAATGGATGGAAGAGAACAAGATTGCTATCCATCAAGGCTTGCGTACAGAAATTGCAGAGAACTTCATGAACAATCTCAAAGATTTGTTTGTTGAGTCCTATGTTGATGTACCAGAGTCTAAGATTGATCTCGTCGACGACATGGCAGACCAGATTGAAGAGTTAGAAGAGCAACTCTACAAGACGACTGCTGACGCAATTAAACTGAGTGAAGAAGTCGAAACTCTCCGACGTGACAGCATTATTGCTGAAGCATCAGACGGTCTTGCTGACACTCAAGCAGAGAAGTTTGCATCTCTAGTATCTGACCTCGACTTCGATGACGAAGAGTCATTCGCTGCCAAGGTTGCTACTGTTAAAGAGTCGTATTTCTCTAAAACCCATTCAACAGAAGAAGAAGTATTGGAGGAGTCCGCTGACGAGTCATCCGCATACCAAACTGAAGTTGAAGTTGCTCCAACCATGGAGCGATACCTGAAGGCGATTAAATCGACCCACAGGGATTAATCAAAAATAACCTATTCCAAGGAGAATTAAAATGGAATCTTTGAATTTCGAACATCTCGTCGAAAAGTGGGCTCCCGTATTAAACGAAGAGTCTGCTGGTAGTATCGGCGATCGTCACCGACGCAATGTAACTGCTGCTGTTCTTGAGAACCAAGAGCGTGCAATGGCTGCAGAAAACTCACAAGCAGGTTTCCTCTCAGAAACTGCTGCTAACCACACTGGTGTTGCTGCTAACTGGGATCCCGTATTGATCTCACTGGTACGACGTGCTATGCCTAACCTTATGGCATACGACGTGTGTGGTGTTCAGCCTATGTCTGGTCCTACTGGTCTTATCTTCGCAATGAAGAGCAGGTACTCCGGTGAGCGCAAGGCAGACGGTTCTGCAATGCAAGATCACAACGGTGTTACTGCTGGTTCTGAAGCACTTCATCAAGAAGCAGAGACTGGTTACTCTGGCGACGACAGTGCTGCTCATGCTGGTGGTCCTTCTGGTCTTGCTGGTGCGACTGATCCTGTCGACACTAACCGTGTAACTAACGATTTCGGTGGCGGTATGTCTACTGAAGACGCAGAAGCACTGGGTAACACTGGTAATGCTTTCGGAGAGATGGGTTTCACCATCGAGAAGGCAACGGTTACTGCAAAGAGCCGTGCTTTGAAAGCAGAGTACACGATTGAATTGGCACAAGACCTGAAAGCAATCCATGGTCTGGATGCCGAAGCAGAACTCGCAAACATCCTGTCTGCAGAGATCCTTGCTGAAATCAACCGTGAAGTAATCCGAACTATCAACAGTCAAGCAAAGACTGGTGCTCAGCAGTCTAACACTGCTATTGATGGCATCTTTAACTTGTCTTCAGACGCAGACGGTCGTTGGTCTGTTGAGAAGTTCAAGGGTCTGCTCGTTCAACTCGATCGTGAGTGTAACGTAATTGCTAAAGAGACTCGTCGTGGTAAGGGTAACGTAGTAATCTGTTCTTCAGACGTTGCTACTGCTCTGACTGCTTCTGGCATGTTGGACTACTCACCTGCTCTGTCAACTCAGTTGCAAGTAGATGATACTGGTAACACCTTTGCTGGTGTCCTGAACGGTCGCATCAAGGTTTACATCGATCCTTATGCAGTTGCTGACTACATCACTGTCGGTTACAAGGGAACTAACCCATATGACGCAGGTGTTTTCTACTGCCCATACGTTCCTCTGCAAATGGTTCGTGCCGTTGGTGAAGACGACTTCCAACCACGTATCGGGTTTAAGACTCGTTATGGTATGGCAAGCAACCCATTCGTAGGTGCTGCACCTGCTGATGGCCTTGCTGCAGTCAAGACCAACCAGTACTACCGTATCTTCCGCGTTGATAACATCCTCGCATAAGTAAGATAAAAAGAATCGGGATCCCGAGTACAGATTTAAAATAACTATAACCGGAAACGGAACTTACCCGAC